GCTGTGATGTAACTGATTGTAAAATAATACTTGATGGATATCTTATTGGAATTAGTGGAATAGCAAAAATAAATGGAATTGAAATAGACGATATTGATAAAATAAATACTGTAGATATTTCAGATATTGAAGAAATAAACGGCGTTAGAAATTAAAATAACAGTAAGATTTATTAATATGTAATAATATATTAATTGTGTTAAGTATGGCTATAGACATACAATTTAAGCCGATTGCGGAAGCAATTGTGAAAAATCTAAAAACAAAAGACCCAAATGAAGTAATTTTCGTAATTGGAAAAAAATCATATAATGCGAAAGTATTATTAAAACATTTTAATAAGGAAGATAATATAGCAGAAAACATAATTAAGATGGCTATAAACGCCAATTCACAATCTAAAATATTATCTTTAAACGGAACCGTCGATACTGAAATCATAAATAAAGCAGTTAAAATGTTCGAGGTGTAAATATGACAGATAAAATGCTGGTATTTGCTCCAAGATTTGATACTGCAACTGAATACAGCTTTCAGTGGGCGCAGTCTTTCATAGATAAAATAAAAGAACAATCTGTAGATTATTCCACATTGTTAGAGGAGGATGCTATAAAAAGAAAATTCGATGAAGAAATACCCTATAAAGATATTCTGGTATTTTTTGATCATGGTGGAAAAGACGGACTGTTTGGAAATGATGGTAAAAAAATAGTAACAAAAATAAGTGTTGGAAAATTATGTGGTAAAAAAATATTCACTATGGCATGTCTTTCAGCTTTGGAACTTGGAGCGCTGGCATATTATTCAGGATGCCCCGAATATTGGGGCGCGATTGAATCAATAGGATTTACATTGGTGGATGCTGATCTGTTTGGGGAAGTATTTGTAGAAGGAGCATATAGTAGATTTATAGAGGATAAAACAATATCCGAAGTAATGGAACAGATGAAAAATCATTTCGATAGTCAAAAGGAGAAAACTAATAATCCTTGGACTAAAATATGGTTAGAAAAGGATAAAGACATGTGGGTTTGTTGGTGTTGTGACAACCCTCCTGAAAAACCTAAAGAGTTAACTTGGTGGGAAAAATTGATCGAAGCCATACTTGACTTTTTAGAAGCTATTGGAATGATAGAATACGATTGTTCTTTTATTATTAATTAGTTTCTAAAATTATTTTTATTTCATTTTTTGTCTTTTTCCCAATACCGGGAACGTCATCAATTTTATCAACATTTTTAATTATGTTATCTATAGAACCAAAATGTTTAAGCAAATCCCTAGAGCCTTTGCCTCCTATTCCGGGCAATCCCTGTAAAAAGTATAGCTTTTTTTCATACAATGAAAGGTTTCTGCTTGGGCTTGCCCTCAGAGTAAAGTATTTTTTAGGTCTTTCTTTTCTATGTATAAGGTTTCTTAAATAAGCTGAAGATTGATAAATGTCAGAAACCCAGATAATTTTAGCACCCCAATTTAATATACCTTCATATGTACCATAAATTTGTGAGGGAGAGACTCTTCTACCATATTTCATAGCATTAGATTTTAAAGGATCGCCCTCAATAAGAACCCGCCTATCAAGAACGCCGGATTCTTTCATTTTAGCCATCTGTTCCCAGATTCTTCCATCCCTAATTGAAGAAACTAAATCGCTCGCATCTTTTCTTTCAAATAGAATGGAATCTTTTTCTTTTTCTTTCCCGTAAATTAAAAAATCCCCCGCAGGAAGCCCTATTATTTCTGGTTTAATTCCATCATTTATAAAAGAGGAAACAAAATATTCTTTAGTTTCCGCCTTTTCGTTGGAGTCTATTGAAACATCAATTTCGCTCATGATCCAGAACTCTGATAATATATTCTCCAAGAAATTTGTTTTCTAAAAACTTGTTGCGGAAGGAATTCATCATCAACTGTGTCAAATTCTGAAATTTTCCTGTCTATTTTTAAACCAGATTTTAACGTGCTTTTTCTGTTGTCCCAATTGTAAAAACCGTTTTTAACCTGTGTTGACAGGTCGTTCATCTGATCTCTGCCAGATGCAAATACATTAACCTGATAAATTGCGCTTTCATATCTTTCACTGTTTGTTCTAACCCCCTCAGCTACAGTGTTTCCCTCAAGTTCAAAAACCGAAATTTGAGGAAGCCCATAATTTTTCCATCTGTCTGAATCCCATCCCTCATCAACCCAATATGATTTTGAGGGTCTAAATCCATAAGGTCTTTCATCAAGATCAACTTGTTGCACATCGTCAACATTCTGTCTTATAGCATTAACAAAAGTTTTTATAGCGTCTTCTGTATTCATTTTCTCACCTATATTTACTCATAACTAATATTTATAGTTTTCGGAAATATCTTCCTCCTATGCTTTCTCCTGTGAAGGGGTCTTTTGCTCCTTTTGGATGTCTCAACATTACATATTGTTCTCCTGTTCGTTTTTCAAACATACTCCTTGAATATCTTTCAGCCCTTTCTAGATAATTTTCTATTTCTTTTTCCACATATAAAACTAACTCATCTTCCATCGAATCAACCGCAGGTTGTAACCATTGATATTTCCCACTTAACCATCCCATTTCCAATGCGTATGCGTAGTTATAATCTTTTCCTGAAGTTTCTCTGGCATCTACTTTTAAAGCCCATCCATCGTGTGTAGCAGTAACTCTATGTGCCGCTCTCAAAGCTCCTGTCCTGTCTTTCCAAGGTTTAGTTGCCAATGCTAAATTTTTTAAATCCCAGAGCCAATTAAAAATAGCATCATCTACTGGTTCTTCCACATCATCTGCAAATCTGTCCAAAAAATCTATAGCACTGTCTACATCAATGTTTACATAAATTTCAAAACCTTCCAATAAATCAACGCTTGGCATTTGATAAATCTATACTATTACTAAGATTTAAAGGTTTCTGTTAAAAAATAAAAAATAGAAAGTTTGTAAGGCTATTTTAACGATCTTATGAGTATCCTGTAGCGTAGACAATTGCGCTTGGCTCTATTGTTGCTTCCCTGTATCTGATCCAGAAAACCTGTCCCTCAACGTCCCTTGGAACGTCGGTATAGCTTTCTCTTCTCAAATCTTCTCTTATAAAGAGAATACCTGCGTGGTTCGTGTCCAGCATTAAGAAGTTGTTCTCGCTCATCTGGTTGGTTGCAATCAAGTTAAGATTTAAGATGCTTCCCACATCAAACTGCTTGATATCTCCGCCCTTTTCCTTGTGGATGAACTCGTCCAATGTAGCTAGTCTTGCGTAGTCCTTGCTGTGAACAACCATCAGGTCTGCACCATAGTTCTTATTGTGCAGTAAACCGATGCTGTTGGATATGTCTCCAATTTCATCAGCATTCGCCCCGCCCCATCTTCCAGAGACAGTATATGTCTGGACACCAGCAGAACCCCAAGCCTCTCTCAATACGTCAATTGACATTTTCAGACCGATTTTTACACCAGCCTTTCTTGCCGCTCTACGTACCAAATCCCATCTGGAATCTGTGATCATCTCATGAGTGATCTGTGTTCTGTATCCAACTTTCTTGTAGGTTTCCGTCCATTCTTTGTAGTCAGGCTTTAGAATTGTTACTTCCGCACCTTCTGCTACTTCAACAGCGTCATCCCACTGGCTTTCTTTAACTAGCTTAATGGAGTCTCCTTCATTTCTGAACTCAACAGGGAAAATTCTTCTAGAAACGTCAACGTCTTCCATGTACTCGATAATCTGATCGTAAACGACCTCATCTATCAGGGAATGTTCAGCAGTTGTAAATGTCATCTCATAATCACCAACATAACTTTATCTTCGCCTTTGCGTTCCGTGCTACAGATTCAATTGCGTATCCCAAGTCCAATCTTCTTTCATTTGTGCTTGCACTTGTTCTCTCAGCAGCAAATCCACCTGCTCCTGATCCGAATAAGTCTCCTGCTACAACTGAACCAACACCAGTAGTCTGTACCTTAACGATACCCTCCATGATGACGGAACACTGCTTTCCTGCACTTGCAGGAATTAAAGCAACTCCGAAAACATGCTGTGATGCCGCAGATGTAGGTCTGACCTTGCCCGCCTGAACGTAAACTACCTGACCAGATGTAACGGCGACTGAAGCCTCAAAGCTCCAAACACGCCCATCTCCATATTCAATTTGTTTTGTACCCATCTTATTCCACCAATCTCACTTTAAGGTCTTTCTCCTGTACGATACCTTTCAATCCCTTGCCGTCCTTTCTCTTTCTAAAGATCATTTCACGAATGTCTTCCTTTAGCTCGGAAGCTTTCTTTTCCTTGCTTAATGGATCATTACCATCGTTAGGACTTCCTTGTAAATTGCTATCCTGCTTGAATTCGCTTAAGATTTCAAACTCAGTTTTTAGCTGCTCAGGTGTGGAATCAGAATAATTCTTTTCAGTTAATCCTTTGTCCTTTCTCATCTGAGTTAGTGTTTCAACAAGAGTTTTTCTTTCCTCTTCAAGTCTTGCAGTATCAGCATCCTTGTAAGTTTTAACAACTTCTTTAAGTGTAGAAATTTCGCTATCTTTGGATGTTATTGTTGATTTCAAAGTTTCGATTTCCGTATCTTTTGCAGTTACCTGTCCCTCTAGACTTGAAACTTTCGCCTCTAGATTTGTGACGTTTGCTTCCAATAGCTTTTTGTCTGCCTTTAGGTCTGTTAAATCGCCCATTAGCTTATCAAAATCGAAGTCTTCTCCTTCTCCCATTGTATGTTCGCTAGATATATTTAAGTTTAACTGCCTATTAAATGTTTCTGTAAAAACGACTAATTTTTTTAGTATTTTATCATAATCTAAGTCTAAATTAGAGGTTTCTTCTAAAAGAACGTGTTTTCTTGACTCTATTTGGTTAACAAATTCATCCATTTCCTCTCCAAACAGGATGCCCATTCTTTCCTGTATGTTTGCACCTTCAATTGCTGGAAATAGAACTATAGATTGCTCTAAAGCTCTAAGGTCACTGGTATATATAGCCGCTATTGGTACTCCGCCCATCTCATCCAGATAATCCTTTGCTATATCATGAAGTCCCTCTTCAGGATATTCTTTGCCTATAAAATGGTTGCATTCAACATCTCCATATGGTCTTCCGCATATGGAACAGTTCATCTTTCCAATCTTCAAGCCTATACTAGACGCGGAAACAAGTTTCTTTTTAATTTTGTTCGCCATGTCTTCATCTTCAATTCTTCCATCATAATAAGCTTCCTTTCCTTCCTTGTGAGCATCGGTAATTCTTCCAACTATTAAATCAACGCTTTTTGGTGAGAATAGTCCTCCCTTGTAACCATGATCTTTTAATATGTATGCACCGTGTCCATCAACTCCTTCTTTTAATGTTTTAACAACATTATCCAGTTCGGAATATGGAATTATAACGTGCTTATTAGCAATATATCCTGCGTGCATTGATTTTCCACTTACTTTAAGAGGAAGTCCCGAACCATCTTCGGGTTCTGAAAATTCCATAACGGAACCTAACGTTAAGTCAAATTTATTCATTTTTCATTACCTTTAAAAAATCGTTTGCCTTGTCCATCAAGAAATATAGTGTAAGCAGATATTCGTCATCTGTCAGTTCCTCGCAATATGGAAGAGTTGCTAAAGAGTCATATAAAAGCGGAATATCTAGAACACCATCAACTCTATACTGGAACATTCTTTCAGTAAACTCTTCACAGTGTTCTTTTATTAGTGCAAAATCTGAGTTATCGGCATTCTTCTTCTTTACTGTTGTTTCAATGCCCAACTTTTTTGCTCTACTTAGTAAACATCTGAGTATGCTATTATATTTAGGATCGCCCTTGTTTTGCTGGATTCTTGCCAAGCCGTTTCTGACGTGTGCTTTATCATTTGCGGGATATCTTCTATTTTCAGGATCGCAAAATGCTGTCTTTGGAAGTTTATTTCTTGCTTTTGTGGTTAATATTTTAAAATCAACAGATTCATCCCAACTTTTGTCTCCCTTTTCAGGTCTTGGTTTGGTTTCATCCCACCCATTTTTCTTTAACATTGCATAAAATACTTGTCTTGCTTTCTTGCATTTAAAGGGGGCAGGTGCGCCGTCGTTTTCTTTACAGTATTGATTATTTAATCCCTGTATTGTAGAATTCCAACTAGAATGTATTGGCATTTTCAATAAAAATAAAGCGTTAGATACTATTAAATGTTTTGCTATTTTTCGTTAATAATACCTTTTTTTAACGCATTTTGTAATAATGTATCGGCATCAAACGGATTTTTATTCTGCAAAATTTTAATTGCCTCTAACCATTCAGATGCGGTAAGAATAGGTGCATTTGGCTGTGGTGGTTTTATTGTTGGCTCTTGGGAGGGTTCCTTGGTTGGTGGCGTTTCTCCATCTTTTTGTGGTTGTCTTCTTTCATTTGGTGATTTATCAGGATCATCATCCGATGGATGAGTTTCTTTTGGAGCCTGAATTATTGGATTTAATATTTCTCTATGTTTTTTAATCTCTTCTATGTATTTCTTTCCTCTTAACAAGCCATATCCCATAGATTCTAATATTCTTCTAGCCTCACTTGGACTAATTATTCCAGCAGCCACAAGCTGTGTTAATTCCAGTATTGATAAAACAGAAACAGTTAAAGGATTCCAAGATAGTATAACAGGCTGAATATCGGTTCTTTTTTTAAGCTTACCTAAAAGATCAAGCTGTTTATTTATAATTTGTGCCTCAAACTGTCTAGCCATAGTAATTTGAAGTGTTCTAACCGTAGAGTTAAATATCGCTCTTATTTCCTTTAAAGTTCCCGCATCAATGTCTTCTATAGCAGTATATAAGCTTGGAACACCAAGAGCCACAATAAGTTCTTTAGTTTTTGAAATAAAAGCCTCAGAAAGAGCTTCAGGATGTTCAGGATTATGAAATTCAAACTCTAAATTGTGTCGAGTTGCAAGCCAATCTCCCGGCTCTAGATCGTCAACTTCATTTGCAACTTTTTCTACTGCTGCTTCACTAGCTGGATAATTATCGCTTCCAACTTTAACAACTCTAAAGGGATATGCGGTAAATTTAACAACGGCGGCTAAATCCTTACCCATTTCTTTGTGTTCTTTTGCAAGTTCATATATTCTTTCCATTATTCCCTTACCAAAAGGCTCAGAATCTTTCAATTTTCCATTGAAGAAAAACGTATTCTCTAAGCTGTTTCCACTCCATTTTGCTATCTCCTCCCCTCCCCTAATCTGAGATATTTTTTTAATATCAGAATTTTTATCTCTAATTATATCAATCTCATCTGTTGGATAAAAGATTAATTTCTGGATTTTTTTATTTTTAATTTCCATCTCTCCCCAACAGAACCCAGATATTAGGAAATTTAAAAACGTTTTAATAGAACAGTCATGAATATTAATTCTGTCGTCAAGTTCTTCAATTATTTTTGTTAAATCACTATCAGGTTCTCCGGTTTCTCCATCAATTAACTGATATCCATTGTGTACAGCAGTGTTAACATATGAATCAATTCCCTGTGAAACTATTCCTCCTTTGTCATAAAAATCATTAAAAAGCTTTAACTTCTCTTTTCTGGGGGTTTCGCCAAGCGGGGTTCCAAATATTTTTCTATAACTAAAACTTGTGGATGTGGTTCTTTTAACCGCACCCTTTGACATATCTATAATCTGTGACAAGTTGGTGTTTCTAGAATTACTTGCTCCTCCACCATGAAACCAGCAATATTCTGATCCTTTCACAGCATGAGCGTTGCACCGTTCTCCGGTTTTTGTCGTTGCTTTACATTGAACCATATGTATTGAATATACATATTAATATTATTAAATGTTTCGGTAAAATTAAAAAAATAAGGATTTATTCGTCAATCCTTTTAATAATTATGTCTCTTCCGTGAAGATCACATATTTTGGTTGCTGCATCCCACCACATCTCAGAAGACCAAGCACGACCTTTAAATCTTGATCCCCTATCCTGACGCATAGTTCCCTGATACGTCTGCTCTGGGGAATATTGATTTGCAAGTCTTTTGTTGAAATGATATGCGGCAAAGGATGTTGCCGCTTCCTCAACCCACATATTCGTATCTGCCATAGATGCAGAATCAGACGCAGGAGTGACTCGGAGGTATTTCTTTAAATCTGCCTCTCCCCATCTAATGCATAAGTTGATAGTCCCGCTTGGGGCTTCTCTTGCATTAAATCCAGTAGCAGACCTAAATATGTTGACGCTCGTATAGTCACCCAATTTAATACACCATTAAGATATCTGAATCTTCCAAGTAATCTGAAGTGAATCTCCGCCATCCCAATCTAAGCTTAAATCTGAAAATGTCTGTCTACATAGCGCAGTTCCGCCAGTAGCTTCATTAATGACAACAGATTCTTGAATTGCTTGTGATCCTGTTGACGTTCCACCCAATCCAGAAGGATTTCCTGAACTAAATGTGTAAACTAACTGTGTTGTATCGTTTGTTGCACCTGTTGTAATTCTGCTTAAGCTTGCTGCCGCTCTTACAAGTTCCTTCTCTGCTGCCGTGTCTCCTGTGGATGCGGCAGTATCGCCAGAACCTATTACAATATAAGCAAATCCAGAAATATCTGTAGTTCCTGAAATAAGCATATTAGCTACAGCAGCTTTTCCAGCAGATGTTATCAGGTCTTTATCTATGTGAAATTGTTTTAAATCTCCATATTTATCAAAGACTTTAGCTTCCA